CGTAGGAGTACGCAGTCTACTAAGAAGTTCAAGTGCTTTAAGAGCAGAGTTAGTATGATTGTTGTTTGTAGCATAAGTATACTGCTTCTCAATCTCAGAAACATAATCAATAGATGTCTCCATCTCTTTCTCAAGGTCTTCAATCCTTTCTCTTACTTCTGCTAGTTTAAGAAGTCTGCTTCCTTGGTTGTATGCCGATCTAGGAGCATACCCCGCAACTTTAGCAGATTCAGTAGCATTACGATATAGTACGTATGCCTGAGCAAACTTTTCTTGCTTATCTTTAAGAACCATTAATTTTGCATATTATTTCTAGCGACACCCTTCCACTTCTCTGCCGTTCGCATACCGCCTAGACCAAGGAGAGCCATCAGGATTGTCATAAGAGACTGTGTATCAAGTACAGGAAGAATAACAATAGGATACCAGACAGCTAATCCCCAGCTTGTAATAGGAGCAAGGATAAACTGCCATAGAAGAGAAAAGCAGCACACCCACATGATAGCTGGCCTAGCTCCGCTGACAAAGATAGAGGGATGTTTAGCTTGTTCAATGTTGGCCTGTGCTTGAGCAAGATCAAGAGAGACTAGCTGCTGATTAAGTTCAGCCTCTAGTTTAGTCTTTAGGTCTTTATCCTCAATAAATTTATCAAGGATTTTCCCTGTAACACCTATAACTGATTCGGCAATTCCTAACATAGTTTTGCATCCTTTATGTCTTCTGCTAAATTATCTATCGCATCACGTAAAAAAGCAGTGTTATTATTCATTCCAATTGTTAATCTTTCTATTACCTCAACTAAAGGAATTGTACCATCATGGATACAATGATCTATCTGCCCTACAGAGATAGCAAGTCTAGACACACTGTCATTAAGGTATACAATTTCTTGTGAAAGTTCATGTATAGAAAAATCTATCGACATTGTTCAATTAACTCCTTATAATATTTTTTATCTGCATGATAAGTATCTTTAAATACTTCTGATACAAGAGTATTTTTACCATAAATAGTTATATTCATTTCAATATCCTGATTGTTAAATAGTTTCTCACAATCCTGTCCCATAGCTAGTAGTTCTCCTGTCGTCCAGAACTCCTTACCATTTGTTTCGACATGTAGATATTTGGGCTTACCATCCTCAGTTTTTTCCTTTTTCATTTTAGCTGTGACTTTAGGAATACTACAATCAAAACCAAAAAGATGGAAGTGACGGAACCCTAGGATGTGTGCCATACCAATTGAGCGCATAGCTGAACATGTCCCACCAGTTACAAAGGTAGTGTCTTTAGCAATATTAAGTTTCTTATCTACAGCAAAACTTTTACCATTAGCTGCTGCTGCAACTGCCTCAGAATAAGCATGCCACCCATAGATTTCATCTGTCTTATCCATAAGATATTTAGTAACACTAATATCTGTCATAGAGGCAATAAAAAACTTCGTTTTATTATCTATAAGACTAAATAAATCTTTACGTACTACACCATGAGTAGACGTACCCTCTATAGAACGAGGGTCAAGAATGACACAAGCATAAGGATCAATGCCATTCTGTAACAGTTTAGGATAACTGTGTTTAACACAGAAGACAGTACCCTTAGTCTGCTCAATAACCTGTTTTAGTTCCTTATAGTTGGTAGAAGGACCAGCAGAGACAATGATGGCATGTTCTGCATTAGGCTTACATGTCTGAACAAAACCCCACTTCTTAATTAACGCCATATTATCATTGATACTATCCATAATATACTCTTTAGGCATAGAGTCTTTAGGTTTAATAATGATAGGGACTTTAAGTAGACTAGCTGGTGGCTTTGGTAGATCGTCCTTGGCTAGTAGAAGAGCAAGATGAGTAACACCACCACCCTTTACCTTATCCTGTGAAGGAAGAACAATACAACGACCTTCAGTTAGCGTATTTTCAAAACCATCTACAAGCCTGTTAGTTCCTAGATACTCATCTGCTAGAATATTACCCTCTTGGTCCTTACTGAAGTAGTCATCAAAGACAATGACATCACAGTGCTTTAGATTAGCGTAGTCACTAAGTACCGTTTCTTCTGAATGTCCACCATCTATAAAGGCAAAGTTCGCATTAGCAATACGTTCTTTAGCCTTATATAGTGTTTCTTTACTGTCTCCTTTATGAAGTTCAAAGGTAAATTCTTTACCCTTCTCCTTCATCTTGTCAGCAAATTCCTGAAGTCTGTTATTAACAGCTACAATTGTGTTATGAGGTTTACTGTTTAGCTCATACTTATCTAGCTCTTCTGTAGCTTCTTCAAAGAGATCAAAGCCAATGTAGTGTACTTTATCCTTGCTCTCAAAGGACGCTAGGGCCATCTCGACAGCCCGACCACCATTCCATGTACCAACCTCTACAAAAGTCTCGCTACCATACGTGCGAATAAGATCAGCAAGCTGACGATAGCGTGGTAACTTTACATCTGGTGCTACGTCAATATCTGATAGCTTGTTCTTCAAGGCACCCTTGTAGTGTGTCATATACTGAGATAGGGGAGAGTTCTTGAAAGCTTCAAGTCCTGCTACATTAGGAGTTAGATTTTGAACACGCATACCATGTGCTGTATAAATCTTTAGTAGGCGTTCAAAGATAAACCCATCATGCCATTCACGATAAGAAACAACCTCTCCAATATCGTAGCAACCACGAAGATCAGCAATCATATAAACAGGTGCTTCGTAATTAAGATTAAAACCAATAAAGGATGTTTCACTATAATCTACATCTTTACGACCAAGATGTACTAGCTCTGCTTTCTCTGGTAGAAAGGCTGTTACCTTCTCTACAGTGAGCGGCTTGGTTGTTACTGTATCTGCATCAATCCAACACAGCCAACCAGCCTGTGCGTCGTTGTCAGCTAGTTCTAGACCATAGTCAGTCAGCGCGTAGACCTTGTGACACCATTTGATAGCATCCATCCGCCAGTTATACGATGTTTGACCATTAGCTGTACCATCATACGCCTTCATACGTTCGCGATATGCAAGCATGTCTTCTACTTCATTGAGATTACGATACTCAATGTTACCTGCTTGAGGAAAGGAAGACACAAGCTCTTTGTCACAATCATGATAATAAGCTGTTAGCTTTAAATCAGGATGCCAGTGTTCTTTGACAGACAGAAGCATCTTTTCTGCGTAACGACCAAAGCCATCATCACTAAATGAAGTGACAAAATTAATAACCATAAATATTAATTTCCTTTCTTCCATGATTTTCATGGTAATTATATTTTATATTTGCTGCTGCTCTTGCTGCAATAGCTTCTTCTTTATTTTTAAATACACCGAGGTGTTTAGATTTACCATTGATCTGAATACTAGCTATGTATTTCTGATCTCTCTTGTGAAAGCTAACGCCAACAGTACCGCTGGTGTTATTCTTAGGTATTTTCTGATTACGTGCGTTCTCTCTATAACTAACAACACGAAGATTCTCTAAACGATTATCCTTCTTACTACCATTTATATGGTCAATTTGGTCTTCAGGCCAAGACCCATAAGTAAGCAACCAAGCAATACGGTGAGCTTTATAACTTTTTCTATTTACTTCTATTATAGAATAACCGTACTTATCCATACAGCCAGCCTCGTTACCAGTTTTAGCATTACCGCCTTTGTTAAGCTTCCAAAATATCTTCCCTGTCTCAGCATCATATCTTAGATATTTTTTTATATCTGGATCAATATACATAGCTAATCTCCTATCTTTTACTTTATTTACTTAGCATAAATCGATAAAAGTCTGTCCACTCTTTAGCATACTTAGCATCTATATCTCTTTTTGGTTTCCAATCAGGGTAGACAGGACCGCCAGTAGTGAAGTGTACATTCTTAGGGGTAATGTCTTCGTCAGAATCTCCGTCTAGCCAGTTCCACTCTAGGGGAATATTACCTATAGGATAGATGTCCATCCATTCAAAAGCGTGTAACCAACTACCCGGCTTTGTATTTACGTCAGCTATAGTAAGTTCTTTAACCCAAGGGTGATCACAGTTCCACAGGACAAGAGAAGACCAATTTTTTCTACGGTAAATAGTCTGAACTTGACCATCCATCTTAGTTGTCTCTGTAGGAGCATGGGTGTGCTGTACACAGCTAATAGCTTTATCTTTGTCTGTTCCATAGACATCAAATATTTCTGTGATGTCAGAACGTACAAACATATCAGCATCCATAAAGAGAGCTAGTCCAGACATCTGATTTAGAAAAGGAACTAAGAACCTAGTGAAGCTAAATTCTGTGGAGAAAGGTTTACCATCAAAAACATCTACACGATTACCAGCTAGGTCTATTTCTGGACTACGCCAATATAACCCTGCTCGCCTAACTTCTTTCTGTATAATAGGCACAATGTTATAAGTACGTGTTGTGTTTATTCTGATAGATTTATCTAGAACTTTTACGTAGGCATGCTCACGAGGATCATAACCAATGTATATTGTAGGAAGTTTGTTAATAGGCATATTAAATTAATTTCCAAAGGGCGTAATGGCAACCGGATGTTTATTACAATACTCTGGATTACCCTGTCCAGCTTGAATTAGAAAAGACGTAGCTGGTTTAATAATGTCTCCATTAACAGCTTCACCCATTGGACAGAAACAAGAAGCTACTGTTGTTCCATTTTTTTCTCCGGTAATATTACAGGACATAGAAAAACAATTTACACTTTTAGTACCCAGCTTTAGTTCAGAAGAGCATTCTTGAACACGAGTCTTAGACTTGCTAGGGGAGGTAGACCAGTTATTAATTTCCTGTGGTAAAAAAGACCTATACGAAAATAAACTCCATACTTGGTCTTTATTTTTTCTAGCACAAGAACCTTCCATAGTACCTCCATTAACGTCAGCTAACGCTTTTCCTTTAAGCACAGGACAAGAGCAGAGCATTTCTGGATACTCTTTTTCTTTAATCGTAATCATCCTTCCAGTAGCCTTACAGGTGGATGCGGCACATAAAGCAAAGGCACCAGAACATTCTTGAAGACCTGCTGGAGCTTCTTGTGCGTTACTTTGATTTTGCTGATAGGTAACTGAAATAATAGCTAGACATACTAAAAAATACTTAATCATTTATGTGATCTTCTCTATTACTGTACAAAAGTGAAAAGCTTATTTCATAAGCTATCCTTTTATTATAAGGAGTGTTTTAAAAGAAGTCAACAACTATTTTTAGTTTATCTAAATCTTGATCCTCTAAACCAACATACTAGAGAATACCTGTTACCTTGTGTTACAGCTTTTATCCTGTGGTGTAGGAAGGAAGGGAATACTAGAACAGACCCTATGCCCTTTGCTTTAAGGAGTGTCTGATGTCTATGACGAACATTAGGAGCACACCACTTTTCTATTTGAAATTCACCACCGTCATAATCGTCATTTAAATTAACAGCTACAGTAATCTTTCTAAAGGAGGTATCTTCGTCTTTCTCCACACCCATATCTATATGCCAATTATAGAACTCTCCCTTACCGTAGGAAGATACTTGTGGTACTTCATAGCTGTCTACATCAAAGAACCAGTTAGCTTCTACGTTGGCCGTCTTAGCATACATGCTAAGTATCTCAATAATTTCTGGATTATTAAACCATTTAATTTTATTGTTCCTATAAGAAGGGTCTTCAACTGTGACACCCTCTTTAAAAACATCTGCTTTCTTAAATTCTGCTTTAGCTATCCCAATAATACCTTTACACAACTCTTTAGGTAGCTGATGTTCATAAATTTTATAAGGATATAAATTAAGCATTCTTCTTTATGGTCTTCTTAGTTTTTTTCTTCTTTTTATTAAGTCTGTTTTTCTTTACTGACTTATCAGGGTTACGATCAAAGGAACTGTTCTGGCTCTTGGTGGTAATTCTTATATTAGATTTCTTATTAGAACCACCTTTACTTATTGGCTGGATATGATCAAGTTCTTTACCATCCCCAACTCTTACAAGCCCAGCTCGTATTGCTTTCTTACGTAAATCATTTCTTTTTACACGTTTAG